ATTTATAAAGCTATTTAAAGCTAATAAAGGCTAGAGTGTTGTTATATCAATGCTTTAGCCTTTTTATTTGTCTATTTAAAACTATATAAAATCAAAACATTTTGCGACTATTTTGCGACTTCAAAAATGCTTTGAATTTCTTCATTCGCTGTCTGTTCTAACTCCGATATAATATGAGTGTAAGTGTTCAGAGTTTCGGATATATTGGAGTGACCTAGTCGCTTGCTGATATAACCAATGTTTATTTTATTATAAAACAAAACTGATGCGTGCGTATGTCTTAGAACGTGGATTGTAACCCTAGGCAATTTTAATTGTTTGAGTGTCTTTTGAAGATGCTTGCTTAAACCATTGTGGGTTATCCTTGGTTTATTTAGTGGATCTAAGAAAAGATATTTATTATTAATCATGCTATTTTGAAGTCTGTACTTTTGCACCTTTACATACAATTCCTTTGGAATGACAATCGTTCTCTTTGCCGATTTAGTCTTTCCACTTGTAAAGTCAAAATCAATCTGATAATCATAGCCACGGTTGACGGTTAAGCTATCTTCTTTAATATCATCATACGCTAGGCCGTATACTTCGCCAATTCGTAAGCCAGTAGATAGGGCGATAAATAACATTAAGTCGTTCATGGTGTCTTTAAATAATAAATGACGATAAAGCTTATTAAAGCCTTCAAGGTCTAAATATTTCACTCGGTCTTGCTCTTCAATATCGTATGCTAGCTCCACTCCAAATGTCGGGTCTTGTGTGATTAAACCGTCGGCTAGGGCATAGGATAAGCACTTCTTTAAATATCCGTGAGTTTTCTCAACGGTATTCTTGCTGCGGTCTTTCCCACGTTCATTGATATATTGTTGGTATTTGGTACGTGTTAAATCTTTTAATCTCGTATTACAAAAAAACTCTTTTACCAATTTAATTTCATGTTGATACTTCTTATCGGTTCCAGTTGAGAATTTACCGATTCGGAATGTATTACACCAATCTTCAAAGTAGTTCGCAAAGATAGTCATATCTTTTTCGGCATCTAAATCAATACCTTCTTGTTTCATCATTTCGTATTTCGCTTCTACAATCTGTGCTTCTTTTTTGGTCGTAAAACCGTATTTGTTTTTTGTCTTATATTTACCTTCGGCATCTTTATATGATACTCTTACATACCACTTGCCTGTGGCTTTATCTTTTTTCACAGCCATTGTTAAAACCTCCTATTTTTGGTAAAATAGGGCATAGCAAATAGCCCTATATATGGGTTGTTTGTTGGTTGATCTCACTCCGTTTGTTTGGCGACAGGGGAGTGGGATTTTTTTATTTTATTAATAATTCTGCTCTAGTATAGTCGTTGTAATTATAGACCCGCAAAATACATTTTCCATTTATAACTTTTCTAACTTCATGTGTTAGTGATGCTGGAACGTAACCAATTTTACTATCTTTGTAATATACAGCAATTGCATCTTTATCATGTTTATTAGTCGGTTCTGGCCTAAGCGATACATCTTCAAATACTTCAGCATTTTGAATGTTCCCAAATTCTTCGTGCATGGCTTTTAAAGATGATTGGTAATATTCGAACGAAGCCAATTGGAATTTCATTGGTTTCATTTGTTTCTTCAAGAAAGGAGTTTGAATAGATTTATTAGTAGCTTTTATAAAACCGAAATAAGCAAATCCTAATGATAGGAGTACTTTTAATAAATCAATCAAAGGTTCTTTAAACGTAAACATATCACCAATGAATGCAACAGCTACACTAGCAAATAATGCTGAAAATAATAGCCATAAAATTTTCTTCATCATTTCACCTCCTATCATAAATCAAATTCAACTTTAACAGCCTTGCCGATAATACGAGCTGGATTATTTTCGTTAACAATATAAGGTGCATATTTCTCATTTAAGGATTCAAGTAAGATAGTTTCATCTAACTTACGCACTCGTTTCAAAGTTGCTTCAGTATCACCGTTCACCAATACGGCAGCTATCTCACCGTTTTCCACATCAGGTTGATGTCTAAGCATCACATAACTCCCATCTGGTATCTTGGGTTCCATACTGTCGCCTTTGGCCTGTAAGAAGAATAATTCGCCTTTTGGTAGGTCGTTATCAAAAACTTCTCTGTACTCACTAATATTTTCATCAGTAAGTATAGGTTCTCCACACGCTATATATCCTATTACAGGAATGCGGACAACGTTTCCCACTGGAATAGCATTAGCAGGCACATCCATACCTAACAATTCTAACGGCGATATGCCAAGAACATTTGATAGCTTAGCGATTTTATCTCGTTTCATATTTTCAATATCGCCTTTTTCCCATTTGCTAACGGTCGCTTTTGTTACACCAACACGATCAGCAACTTCTTCTTGAGTTAGATTCTTTCTTTCCCGAAGTGATTTAATATCCACCATTTCGATACACCTCCATTGTTATATATAAATAGTATCATAAATGATACATTAAATAAACTATTTTAATGAAATAATATCGTAAAATATATTTTTTATAAAAAAAGTGTTGCATTTTATTTTTCTAGGTGTTAATATAGGTATCGTAAACGATACAAAGGAGGTGGAGAAATGCAAGTTAATTTACTAAAAGGTAAAATTGTATCTTTAGGAATTAAAACAGATACAGTTATCGATAAGTTGTCAGAACAGGGCATTAGCATGTCTAAAGTGACATGGTATCGAAAACTAAATGGTCAAAGTGAATTTGATAGAAAAGAAATTCAAGGTTTGATAGACATTTTACATTTATCACCAGAAGAAACAGAGACTATTTTTTTTAATTAAAAAGTATCGTAAACGATACAACAGGAGGCACACAATGAAACAAGAAGAAATCAAAGTAAAAGGCCATATTGGAACTTGGTACGTAGTAGACGAATACATCTTTCGTGGCGAACCATGCTACGAACTAGAGCATGAAGAATTTGGTAGTGATGCAGCGCATATCATTATTAATTCAAACGGAACTGTCCTGCATGATGATGTGTGGAATGGTTGGTTGGATATGGAAGAGAAGTACGGCAAGGAAATTTACGCATATCAAAATATTTAGGGGGTGAGAATTATGAAAAAATACATAAAATACACAGCACTAACCATCATCGCTATTGGGGTAGCAACGAAAGTAGTGCTGAATAAGAAAGATAAGCTTAAAGTCACTTTCAAAGATGGAAAGCTAGTCTATTCTAACTTTGATCATAAAAACTTAAAGATTAATCTACATGACTATGTTTAATCAAGTTTCTAAATAATGCTGAACTAAACTCTTGCATATACTTGTGCGATATCGCATCAGTCAGATTATTGTAAACTTCATTACCATCTTTGCCAGTCGCCGATATATTCTCAAAGATATTTAATTCCATTACTTCTTTGTGAGCTATTTCAACGATTGCAGGTACATCAATTTTACTTAAATCAACATTTATCTGATTAGACATACATTTTCACCTCCTTCCACAGAGGTAATTATATCACGAAAGGAATTTTAAAAAATGAAAAAACACATAAAAACAGTCGCACTAGTCACCACAGGATTGGTAGTCGGAGTGGTGGTAGCGCGATTAGAAAATAAAAAGAAAGATGTTAGCCTTGATGATTTAAAGATTTCAACTGAAAAAGCAGTTGAAGCACTTATGCAAGTTTCTCAAAAATTAGACAGAGCAAGATTTAAAATGGATTAATTATCAACTTTTAAATCCTTGTTAGGTAGTTTCTCAAATAAATCTAAAGTGGTAACTACTGAATTAAATGCAATAAATTTGATTAAGGCATCTTGGAAAGAAATAAAATTTTTCTGCTGATCTTCATTCATTTGTTTATAAAAGTCTTGATTAGCTAATTCTGTCATTAAAATAGTCAAATTTTCTCTATGCAGAATATTATTTTCTAATAGATCCATAATCAATTCACTCATTTTCTTTTTGTTGTATAGCATAATTTTCACCTCCTCTCATTGAGGAATATTATAGCACGAAAACGCAAACAAAAGTTAATAACATTTTTAGAAAGGATGAAACAAATGGAATTACAAATTTTCAAAAACATTGAATTTGGCGAAGTAAGAACCTTATTAATTGATAACGAGCCTTTTTTTGTCGGAAAAGATGTAGCACAGATGTTGGGTTATTCCGAACCTAGAAAAGCAATAGCCAGACATGTTGATGAAGAGGATGGGATGAAACATCCCGTCCCTACTAACGGAGGAATTCAAGAAACAACCGTTATTAATGAATCTGGATTATATTCCTTGATTTTATCTAGCAAACTACCTAACGCTAAGCAGTTCAAACGCTGGGTGACAAGTGAAGTTCTACCAACAATCAGAAAACATGGTGTATATGCGACTGATAAATTGCTAGACAATCCGGACTTCTTAATTGATGCACTTCAAAAGCTTAAGGCGGAGCGTGAACAACGTTTAGTAGCAGAACAACGTGTATTAGAGCTTCAACCTAAAGCCAGCTACTATGATGTTATTTTGCAAAGCAAGTCACTTGTATCGATTTCTCAAATTGCAAAAGACTATGGATTGAGTGGCACGAAGTTAAACCAACTATTAAATGATTGGGGTGTCCAATACAAACAAGGTGGAACATGGTTGCTGTATCAAAAATATGCACCATTGGGATATACGCAAAGTCAAACGGTGGAATATAACGGTGGTGAAGGTTCTCGCCTACACACGAAATGGACACAAAAGGGACGATTATTCTTGCATAATTTATTAACTAACCACGGTTATGTACCGACAGTAGAAATGGAATAGGAGGTGATCTAATTGAGCATTGCAGAAATCCTTGAACTAGAAAAGGAAGTAATCAGAAAAGAGTATGAGTTAAAGATACAAGAGCTTGAACAGCAAATGGAAGACGGCTCCATAGGTGATATTGATTGGCTAAAAGAAAGACTTAATATCAAGACGCTTGATACTTTGAAAAACAAATTACTTTATCCATTTCGTGATGAATTGGAACCAAACATTATTTACTATCCATCTCAGAAGAGAGTTCCTTGGAGAGTGAATAAAACAGCATTTAACAAGTGGTTAATAGACAACTTCGGAAGAGTTGATTGGGGGAAATAAATTGAAAGAGTTTAAAGAACCTAAAGAAATTTTAGGGTTAGTATTGATAGCTGGTTTAGTGTTTACGTATCTATTTATCGGCCTTATCCGTATGGGTGGGTTTAATGAAGAACGTGAAAGACGAGAGCAGATGTGTCAAATGATTGACAAAAGGTTGATTGATAGCGGATTGGTGAATTGTGATGAAGAGATGGCAAAGAGATAGTATACGCAAATCGATTGATAATTATGTCAAGACAGGTGATGAGGAACACTTGACGGATATTGTCAGAGTGTATAGATATTCAAAATTTGACGTAATAAAAAGCCGTGTTGCAGCACGACTTAAAGAAATAACCATGAAAATTACTTCATAAGGAGATTATACCATTATGGAAAACATTAAACAACAAACATACGACATCGCAAAAGATGAACAGGAATGGCTAGAGCTTAGAAAACAAGGCTTAGGTGGTAGTGATATTGGTACCATGCTAGGGCTTAACCAATACAAGTCACCTTACCAATTATGGCTTGAAAAAACAGGACGGATTGAAGCACCTGATATATCAGATAAGATAGCAATTCAAGTTGGAAATGAATTAGAAGATTTAGTTGCTAGATTGTTTGAACAAGAAAGTGGTTTAAAAGTCCAAAAAGATAATAAAACCCACTACCATAAAGATTACAGTTTTTTACTAGCTAATATCGACAGAAAAATAATTGGCGAAAAAGCGTTACTAGAGTGCAAGACAACTAGTGCTTTTAGTTCAAGTCAATGGTATGAAGATGAAATACCAGCAAGCTACATAATGCAAGTGCAACACTACTTAAATGTGCTTGATTATGACTATGCATATATCGCAGTTGTGATTGGAAACCATGATTTTAAATTTAAAAAGATTGAACGAGATCAAGAATTAATTGACATGTATACCAAAGAGGCGATTAAATTTTGGAATGAAAATGTTCTGAAGAATGTAGCGCCTGAAAATGACGGTTCATCAGCAACAAAAGAAGCTTTAAATTTAGTCGATTACGAGCCTTTAAACAGTTTGTCGATACTTTCATCACAAAAAGAAAAACTTGTCGAATTAGGCAATGTAAAAGCTCAAATCAAGGAGCTTACGCAATATCAAACAGAAATCGAAAACAAGTTAAAGAATTATATGTACGAGAATGAAGCAGATGAATTATTATCTGATGAGTTTAAAGTGACATGGAAGGAAGCGAAACGTACTTCAATCGATTCAAAAACATTGAAGAAAGAAATGCCTGATGTGTACAAGCAATACAGCAAAGAAACAACTTACAAGCGATTCACAGTAAAGGAGAATAAATAATGGCAACAACAGATTCAATTAAAAACGCATTAGCAGAAAAGAAAAATAACAGTGTGGCAACAGCACCTAATTTAGTAAAAGGTTTATTGGAAAACCCAATGATCCAAAACAAATTTAAGCAAATCCTTAAAGATAAATCGGCACAGTTTACCAGTTCATTAATCACATTAGTTAATAATGATGCGTATTTAGCAGACAGTCAACCTATGTCAATTATCGCTGGGGCTATGCAAGCAGCACAATTAGATTTACCACTAGAAAAACAATTCGGTTTTGCTTACTTAGTACCATTTAACGAGAAGGACAAAGCGACAGGAAAATGGGTTAAGAAAGCACAATTTATCTTAGGGTATAAAGGTTATGTGCAATTGGCGCAACGTAGTGGACAGTACAAGCATTTAAATGTCGGGACGGTATACGAAGGGCAATTAAAATCATGGAATCCGTTGACAGAAGAATTAGATATTGATTTTGATGCTAAGACAAGTGAACAAGTGGTAGGGTATTTTGGGTATTTTGAGTTGTTAAACGGTTTTAAAAAGACTGTTTACTGGACCAAGGACCAAGTAGAAGCACACCGTATCAGAAATAACAAAGCGAAAGACAAGAAACAACTAACTAACGTGTGGGCTAGTGATTACGATAGCATGGCAGAAAAAACAGTATTACGAAATATGTTAAACAAATGGGGTATTTTGTCTATCGAATACCAAAAAGCAGTCGTGAGTGATGAGAAAGTGTTTGATGATTTTGATGAACAGGGCAATGGAATCTTTAAAGATGTGACACCGTCTGAACCTGAACTTGTTGAACCAGAGTTTGATCCAGCTGAAGCTATTAACCACATTGAAATTGATGAAAACACTGGCGAAATCATCGGCGAACAAGGTGAGTTATTTCCAACAAAAATAAAGTCAAAACTAGAATAGGAGGAATGTATAAATGGCAAATTTAAATTTTGATTTACAGACATTAGCGGAAGGCGAAGTTGCAGGTCGTATTCAGAATGAACTTAGTAAGATTGCTAACAACATTTTGGATTTGAACACAGAAGCAGATAAGTCACGAAAATTAATCATTGAGATTGATTTTAAACCAAATGAAAAGCGCGATGCCTTAGCAACTAAGGTATTAATTAAAAGTAAGCTAGAGCCACAAGTTAAGACAGAAACAACCATGTTAATTGGTCGTGATATCAATACAGGTATGGTGGCAATGAATGAATTAGTAAGTGGTGTGAGAGGTCAAATGTTTTTTGATCCAGAAGATAATGTTTTAAAAACAGATGCAGGCGAAGTAGTAGACGAAATCGAAAACGAAACCATCGTAGACTTTAACAAACGCAAATCAGGAGGAATTTAATTATGACAGAAAATATCAAAGATGCTTTAGAGTACGCAGTAGAACTTAATAACCAATCAGAAAAGATTATCAAAGACCAGCACGGTAATGAATGGTATGACTTCAAAAGAAACGATATGACACAATTAATCCCACAACGAGATTATCCTAAACCTTTAGAACTTAGCACATTAGGAAGCTTGGTTGAATACTACAAAAATAACTTAGATGGTATTCAGAAAAAGCAAGCCATCATTGTAGTGGAAGATGCTGATTTGGTAACGGTGTATACACAACGTGATGATAGAGAGATTAGAAGCAAACTACTTGTGGTAAAAGCGGAACTTCCTAGAATTCGATTTGATGAGTTCATGTCATCAGAGAAATTTAATATCATGCTGCAATCACAGTTTGTAAATAGAGCAGACAGAGAGCTATTACTAGATTACATTTCAAAAATTAGTATCGAAAATGGCGCAGATATTGAAGATGATGGTGCATCACAAGTGACCGTGATTAAGAATGGTGTAGCAAGTAAGACTAAAGGCAAAGCACCTAACCCAGTTACATTGGCGCCTTATCGCACCTTTGCAGAGGTTGAACAAGTTGAGAGTGAATTCGTGTTCCGTATTAACACCAATGCGCAAATGGCACTGTTTGAAGCAGATGGCGGAAGATGGAAGTTAGAAGCTAAAAATCGTGTACATAAGTACCTAACAGAAGCGCTAAAAAAATTCGTTAACTTAACTATCTTAGCTTAGGGGGAATCCTCCATAAGCTTTGAAAGGGTGGTGAGTATGGCAGAAATACAATGGATAAAATTATCGGTAAACATGTTTGATGATGAGAAGATTAAGCTTATCAGAACCATGCCAGAGGGCGATAGTATCGTTCTATTCTGGATTCACTTATTATGTTTAGCTGGCAAGATTAACGATGGCGGAATGGTTTATTTCGGACAGAACCTAGCGTACAGTGACGAGATGTTATCAACGATATTAAACATACCAATCAATGTCGTTAGGTCTGGTCTTAAAGTTTTGCATCAATTCAGCATGATTGAAATTTCACCAGACGGAATGATTGACATTACCAATTGGGAAAAACACCAAAGTACCGACAAGATGAATCAGATGAAAGTGCAAAACAGAGAACGCCAACAAAGATACTATTACCGTCAAAAATTACGCGAGTTAGGTTATACAGAAAAAGAGATGCCTAATGACATAGAGCAGCTTAAAGAACTAGTAGAAAAACCTAACGTTAGGTCGACGTTAGCTAACGCTACAGAAGTAAGAAGTAAGAAGTTAGAAGATAGAAGTAAGAAGATAGATGTAAGAAGTAAGACTACTACTAACGTAGTAGATGAGCCGCAGTTGCAGTCAGTTTTACACTTTTACCAAGATAATTTTGGTGTGTTATCAAATTATATCCAGTCAGACCTAATGCAATGGTGTAGTGATCTATCACCAGAGTTAGCAATTAAAGCAATGCAGATCGCACAGGAAAATCAAAAGTCATACAACTATGCTAAAGGCATCATGCAAAATTGGCTAACAAAAGGTATTAAAACATTAGATGATGTAGCAGCAGAGCAAAAGGCATATCAAAAGAATGAAGTTCCTTACGGTCGTAAGCAAAAGAAAGATGAAATAAAACCTTACTGGGCTAAGGAAACGGAAGAAGCTGAACAGACTAAACAACCAGCAACAGATAATGGTGAAGATTTATTATCAGAATTTAGAAGCTTGATGGATGGGTTTAAGGAGGGAAGTGATGCTTAACCTAACAATCCCGGGAGAGTGTGTACCAAAAGGCCGTCCTAGATTAGGGCGGTACGGTACATATACTCCTGAAAAAACAAAAGTGTATGAACGCTATGTAAAAGTGACGATTCAGAAAGCAAAACTAAAGCCAATAGATGGACCGCTTAAAGTTGAGCTAACTGTCTATCGTAGAATACCTAAGTCGTTTAGCAAAGTTAAACGGATTAAGGCTATCAGTGGTGAATTACTACCAACAACTAAGCCGGACATTGATAACTATGTTAAGTCGGTTTTAGACGCATCAAATGGCATGCTTTACCATGATGACAATCAAATAGTGGAATTGATTGCTAGAAAATTATACGCAGAAGAACCTAGAGTGGAAATAAGAATCGAGGAGTTGTAGAAGATGAAGAAAGTAACTGTTTATTCAAAAGATAACTGTATGCAGTGTAAATTTACCAAACAGTGGCTAGAAGATGAAGGCTTAGAGTATACCGAAATTCGTGCGGATCTAGATGATACAGCTTTAGCATACGTTAAAGACGAGTTATGTTTTAACAGCCTACCGGTCATTGTAATCGAGGGGGAAATACCTTTCCACGGATTTAGACCAGATAGACTGAAGGGATTGCTCTATGAGTAGAGAATTATATCCGGGTTATATTGTCAAAGCTAAGGGGCAGAAAGGCAAGATAACAGCAGTTAATTTACATACGGTGGTGGTTCAATTGAATGACCATAAAGAGAGCTTTAAGCGCGAAGATATTGAAGTGTTGGAAGCTGTTAAAGATTCTGATATTAAGACGTATAAAATTGATGAAATTCAATATTGCGAAGATTGTGGTAAACCAAAGCCGATTGAAGAATTTCCAAAGCTTAAAGGAAATAAAAGACGAAAGCATTGTAAGCAATGTTTTGGAATGAGAATCAGCAAAGGGCACCAAGCTAACAAAGAGCCAAAAACCAAACCTGTAACCAAAGCGAGACCAGTAGTTAAAGAAGTTCCGGCAGTAGAAGTTAAAACAGTGGAAGAATGGGTGGAGAAGAATTTGAATAAAGAAAATAATGCAGTCGTTAAACCAAGTCACTATGTTGGTACTAATGGATTGGAAGTTAAACAAGTGTTAGAAGAATTCGTGAAAGACAAAGCGGGTATTGTGGCCCATAGATGGTGTAGCGCTGTGGAGTATCTACTAAGAGCGTACGAGAAGAACGGTAAAGAAGATTTAGAGAAAGCCAAGATGAATATCGAGTGGTTAATAGAGGGGGCAGAATAATGACTGAAGTTTGGAAAGACATCAAAGGTTATGAGGGTCTTTATCAAATCAGTAGTTACGGAAGAGTCAAAAGTTTAATTAGTTGGAATGGTCATAAGTACATTAAAAAAACAAAGATTATTAATGGTTGGAAACAAAAACCAAATAAAAATGGCAAATATTCTAGAATGAAAATATCGTTAAGGAAAAACAAGGATAAGGATGATGTGATGGTACACCGTCTGGTTGCTGAAGCTTTTATTCCTAACCCTGAAAATAAACCATTAATTAATCATATTGATGGAAATCCATTGAATAACCATTATACGAATTTAGAATGGTGTACTCAGAAAGAAAATGTTAACCACGCGATCAATACTGGATTGTATATAAGAAAATGGGATTTAATAAAGCGAGATGAATTGGTTGAGATGTTAAATGCAGGATGGAATTATGATGAAATCGCAGAACATTATGATGTTGCAAAAGGCACAGTGTTCAATTACATAAAACGATTAAAAATAAAAAGATTATATTATTAAGGAGTGATTATTATTAATAGTGTTAATTTAGTGGGCAGATTGACTAAGGATATTGATCTGAGAAAGACACCAAATGGCAAGTCGGTAGGAAACTTTACTTTAGCAGTCAATCGCCGATTTAAGAATCAACAAGGTGAGTACGAAGCGGACTTCATTATGTGTCAAATTTGGGGCGATAGTGCCGACACACTAGCCAGATACGTGCATAAAGGACAAATGGTTGCTGTCGCTGGGCGAATAAACACGAGAAATTACGACAACCAACAAGGCCAAAAGGTATATGTAACAGAGGTAATCGTTGAGAACTTTACTTTAATTAGTGGTGGTGGGCAAAAGCAAGAGCAAACACCAGTACAGCAAGATAGTCCGTTTAACGACTTTGGAACGCATGTAGATATCAGTGAAGATAATTTGCCATTTTAGGAGGTAACAACATGGATATTATAAAATCAATAAGAATATGGGTAAGAAATCGTAACATCCACACAGCACATCCACGAGATCAGTATTTAAAAGTCGTGGAAGAAGTAGGAGAGTTGGCAGCCGCTTTAGCTAGAGCCAATGCAGAGTTAATCAAAGATTCAGTTGGTGATATAGTCGTAACTTTAGTGTCATTATGCGAAACAATGGACATTGATTTTAATGAGTGCGTGCATCAAGCGTACGACGAGATTAAAGACCGTAAAGGTAAGTTGGTGGACGGTGTTTTCATAAAAGAGGTGGAGTAGATGGCTTATTTATTAACTGAATTAGTTGGAATATCACTAGATGATAACTATGTAGAGTTAAGAGAGGGAGACACTGTCCTAATCGAGACGGACGAGTTGGTTATCAAGCAAGGAACTATCATTGGTTACAACAAAAGCAATACAAAAGAGAGTATAACGGTGGAGTATTGCCTTTACGAAGAAATAGAAATTGATGTAGATGACATCCTCAGAATAGAGGTGGAGTAGATGGCTTGGTTAATAATCATTGCAGTATCAGTTATCGTAGCTGTTATCACTTTACCTACAAACAAAAGTTCATATCCATTATTGGATGACAAGCCAAGGGAACACAAACATTAAGGTGGTGGTTATCATTAAATTTGAGTGGTTGAAAGAATACAAGCAGCTAGAACATGAGATAGCATTACTTGAATGGAAACTATCTAAGTCTAAGTTAGAGCTTACTCGATGGGTTGAAGGAGACTTGATGGATGTTAAATTAACTAACGAGTCATTAGCGAGTAAGTTGGAAGGTGTTATCGCTAAGCTTGAAGAAGATTTGAGCATCAGGAAGAAGCAAATGGATGAGTTGATGCAGATAATCAATCGACTTGATGAATTGGATCAGAAGATAGTAAAACTTAAATATGTTGAAGGAATGACTTTAGAAGCGGTGGCCAGAAGTCTGGGATATTCTGAAAGTCATATAAAGCATAGACACGCAATCGTTAGGCAGTCGTTGAAGTTCATTCAGTATTATCAAGACGATATCACAGAGTATAGAGCAGATACACCTTAGTTGTGTGGAAAAGGTGCAATTTAAGATAGTACCTTAATAGTATCGAAAGCTTGATGTGTATGTGATACAGTATTAGTGTACCAATTCAGGTACGCGTGAGATTCATATAATATACTTCCTTCCTAAAATCCTAGTCCATATGCGAATGGAGGCATCCGACTAGGCACTCGAAAGAGTGGTATATACAGCAATCGTATATTGATACACCGTATCGGTGGCACTATCGAAAGTGCCGATTGCATAACTGTGAGCATTCCTTAATTGGAGTGCTTTTTATTTTAACCCCACCCCTATGGTAGAAAGGAGACCCCCTATGGCTATTGTACGTACCGATAAGGTAGGCACGCACCGCAGTGCCTACAATAAGAACAAGAAGCGCATCATGCAGACAGAGAACACTTGTGGAATCTGTGGACACGAGGTTGATTTTAGTTTAAAGGCTCCCAATCCTTTAAGTCCTGTCATTGATCACATTATACCAATTTCAAAAGGGGGCCACCCCTCTGACCTTAGGAACTTGCAACTGGCACATTGGCACTGCAATAGACAGAAATCAGATAAGCTGTTTAAACATGAAGAAAATGCGGTTAAATCAAATAAAGTTTTAGGTAATAGGGTTCTACCATTATCTACTGATTGGGTGGCTTACAGGCCGTCTAAATAGATGGGGGCATACCACCCCCTCCCCATGTGCGCTCTGACCTTCATGCCGCACTGTACATTTTTTCGCGCGGGATATCACAAAGTTTGACGACACATAAAATTTTGAAAGGAGTGTTGCACATTGCCACAAGGAATGGACTATTTAAAGCGTAAGTTAAACCACCATAGACCACGAGTTGAGACTAGATATAAGTATTATGACTCTAAGTATCATGTTTACAATCGGTCATTTACCATGCCGGCGCAAATTCAACGAATGTTTAAATCTACTATGGGGTGGACTACTAAAGCAGTAGATGCACTAGCAGATAGGTTGGTGTTTAGAGAATTTGAAAACGACAACTACAAATTCAATGATATTTTCAAATTAAATAACGCGGATGTGTTTTTTGATTCAGCCATTAAGTCGGCACTGATTGCTTCATGCTGTTTTGTCTACATCAGTAAGGACAGCGAGGGGTTTCCGCGCTTGCAAGTCATTGATGCGTATGATGCGACTGGTGTTATTGATCCAATTACTGGATTACTAAAAGAAGGATATGCAATTTTAGAAAAAGATCAATCAGATAATCCTACGGTTGAAGCTTATTTTCTACCTGGTGTCACATATGTATACCGAAAAGGTATTGAAAAACCAAGCGTATATAAATCAAAATCACCTGCTCCGTTATTAGTTCCTATTATTTACAAGCCGGATGCAGTCAGACCGTTTGGACGGTCACGAATTACACGATCCGGAATGTATTACCAAAATTATGCTAAACGCACTTTGGAACGGTCGGACGTAACTGCAGAATTTTATTCGTTTCCTCAAAAGTATGTTGTCGGAACAAGCCAAGATTCTGAAAAGATTGATGGGTGGAAAGCTACCGTTTCAACCATGATTGAATTTACAAAAGACGAAAATGGAGACTCACCAAAGTTAGGCCAATTTAATGTCAACTCAATGAGTCCGTTTATCGAACAGTTGAGAATGGCAGCGGCACTTTTTGCAGGTGAAACAGGATTGACTTTAGATGATTTAGGGTTCGTGACGGACAATCCGTCATCTGCCGAAGCTATTAAAGCGAGCCATGAAACGTTACGAGTAATGGCCAGAAAAGCGCAATCTTACTTTGGCACAGGATTCTTAAATGTCGGATATATCGCAGCTTGTGTGAGAGATAATGTCGCTTATAACCGTTCTCAAATTTATGAGACGGTTGATAAATGGGAACCAGTATTTGAACCGGATGCAGCAACCATTAGCGCAATTGGTGACGGTATCATTAAGATTAACCAAGCGTATCCTGGTTACTTTGGTGCTAAGAATTTAAGAGAACTAACTGGATTGAAAGGTGAAACGAATGGACATATCGGAGGAACTACTAAAGAAACTACAAGACGAATTCCAGAAGAAGTTATCGTCCCGCCAGACTCTATTGACAGTTAAAGACAAGATTAGGTTCGGTACGGCCACTTATCACGAAGCACATCAGTATTCAGTCGATATTGGTCAAATTTTGGCCGAAGTATTTCAAGAAAACTTATCAAGTGACATGTTGCCACATGGCCGTATGTATTACAATATCGCTCAAAAAGTCATTGACCCGATGATGGTTGAGAACTTTAATTTAGTGGCAGAAAACACTGTACAGATTCAAGAATTATTAAATAATCGAGCAGGTATATCAATCGCTGGTCAATATCCTACTTTAAACCAAGATAGGATTGACGGATTGATTCAACGACTAGCAGATGAAGAAGTATTTGATAACATCAAATGGATTTTAGGTGACCCAATTGTGAATTTTAGTCAGTCGATTGTTGATGACACACTCAAAGCTAATGCCGATTTCCATTACAAGTCAGGTTTAAATCCTAAAATTAGACGGACTGCTAATAGAGGATGCTGCGAATGGTGCAGTAGAATTGTTGGAGTTTATGATTATCCAGTTAGTAATCTGGATGTGTATCGACGACACAAAAACTGTCGTTGCGAAACGGATTATGACCCAGGAGATGGCAAAACGCAAAACGTGTGGGACAAAACATGGAGGTGATCCCAATATCTCCCAATCCGATAGGGTTAACATGGATTTAAAGAAGGTGATACTATCGTTAGATTTGGACGACAGACTCCAACTGTCAGTTATTATTTAGATTACGACAAGACTTTAGCGCAAGAAGCGGTTGATATTTATTCAAAAACTGGCCTTAAAGCGTACGAGTGGCAAATTAATCTTTTAGAGCCAATGATGGCGATAGAATCAGACGGATTGTGGACACATCAGAAGTTTGGTTACTCAATCGCCCGTCGAAACGGTAAAACAGAAGATGTGTACATTCGGGAATTATGGGGCCTAGAAAATGGTCAACGTATTCTGCATACTGCTCACAGAATTTCAACTTCTCATTCGTCTTATGAAAAGATGAAGAAATATCTTGAAAAGATGGGTTATGTTGAAGGGACTGATTTTAATTCTATTAAAGCAAAAGGCCAAGAGCGTTTAGAACTTTACCATACCGGTGGCATTGTTCAATTTAGAACACGTACATCTACCGGTGGTTTAGGGGAAGGTTTTGACCTATTGGTCATTGACGAAGCGCAAGAATACACGATTGACCAAGAATCTGCACTTAAATATACAGTAACGGATGCAGACAATCCACAGACGATTATGTATGGAACTCCACCGACACCCGTTTCAAGCGGTACGGTCTTTACGAACTACCGAGAAACGGTTTTAAACGGTGGTCTTAAATATTCTGCTTGGGCAGAATGGTCTGTGTCGGAACTCAAAGATATACGGGATGTTGATGCCTGGTACGAGACCAATCCATCAATGGGATATCACTTAAATGAACGTAAAATCGAAGCGGAATTGGGTGAAGATGAACTTGACCATAATATCCAACGTTTAGGGTATTGGCCATCATACAATCGTCGTTCTGCTATCTCGAAAGCAGACTGGGAAGCATTAAGCGTTGAATCTTTACCTAAATTAACATCAAAATTATACGTTGGTATTAAATACGGTAAGGACAGTGTTAACGTGGCTATGTCAATAGCAGTTAAAACAGAAGATGATGATATATTCATTGAAGCAATTGACTGTCAATCTATTCGGAATGGGAACGGTTGGATTTTAGATTTCTTAAATCGTGCGCAAGTTGAGAAAGTGATTATTGATGGTGCTGGTGGTCAAGGAGTACTGGAATCTGAAATGAAGTCAGCAAGAATTAAACCGGACCCGATACTTCCGACTGTTGGCGAAGTGATTAAAGCCAATGCGACGTTCGAACGTGGTTTGAATGCGCAAACAATCAAACATAAGAATCAACCGTCATTAACCGAAGTTATTTCAAATTGCGAGAAAAGACCTATTGGTAGCAACGGTGGTTTTGGTTATAAATCACAGTTTGATGATTATGATATAGCGTTAATGGATAGCATGATATTGGCCTATTGGGCATGCGTTGAGATGAAACCAAAACGCAAACAAAGAGTATCTTATTAGGAGTGGTTAAATGGTTAAAGTTGACGACAGAGTTAAGATGATATTTGTTGATAATAAAGTTTTGACCGGAGTCGTAAAAAATATAACAGAAACTTCCTATCGCGTATTGTTAGATGACAGCATGATCAATGGCAATATCAGAGGTAAGGAATTCACTTTTGATAAAGTCGAACTTTATACAATAGATAAAATTTAGTCCTAGCAATAGGGCTATTTATTTTGTCCGCAACGACATTAAACTATCGTACTTATGCGTCAAATAAGAAACTTCACGCAGTCGGACTGCGACATCAAAACGAGAAGGAGCGTTTACAATGAACAGAGAATTTTTGAAAAATTTAGGATTAGAAGATGAATCAATCGATAAGATTATGGCAGAACATGGTAAGTCTATTAAAGTAGGCAAAGAAACAATGGATGAGTTGAAAACTTTAAAGGAACGAACCCAAGAGTTAGAAACGACCATTGCAGCATTGAATGAAGAAAAGACTAACAATGCCAATAAATATTCAGAATTGGAAGCTTCTAAAACTGAATTAGAGACACAATTCAAAACATTACAGACTAAAGATTTGAAACGTACAATCGCACTTCAAAACAACATCCCACTAGATTTAGCAGACCGCTTAACCGGTGAAGATGAAGCTAGTCTGAAAGCAGATGCCGAGAAGTTAGCAGGTTTTATTGGTAGACCAGAACCTGCGCCGTTAAGAACAACAGACCCAGTTCCAAGCGATTCAATCGATAATGCTTATCGTGGTTTGTTAGGGACAATTAATTCAGAAGAATAAATAGAAAAAGGAGATTATAAAATATGGTATTAGAACGAGGAACATTATTTGATCCGGTATTAGTTAAAGATTTAATTTCAAAAGTACAAGGAAAATCATCATTAGCAGTTCTATCAAAACAAGTTGCAATTCCATTCAATGGATTGAAAGAATTTACTTTCAATATGGATAAGGAAATTGATATTGTAGCTGAATCAGGCAAGAAATCTGAAGGTGGTATTTCATTAGCGCCACGTAAAATCGTGCCAATCAAATTTGAGTATGGTGCGCGTGTATCGGATGAGTTCTTATACGCTTCCGAAGAAGAACAATTAAATATCTTAAAACAATTTAATGACGGATTCGCTAAGAAAGTAGCGCGTGGTTTAGACTTAGCAGCATTCCACGGTGTCAACCCACGTACAGGTCAAGCATCAACAGTTGTAGGTACTAACCACTTTGATAACTTAGTAACGCAAGTAACCGAAGCGCCTAAAGGTGTGGAAAATGCTAACGGAGCAGTAGAGTCGGCTATCGCTTTAACACAAGGAACCGGCGGAGAAATTACAGGTATGGCAATGGCTCCAGCATTCCGCTCTGCTTTAGCAAAACAAGTTAAAGCAGATGGAACTGCATTGTTCCCAGATTTAGCATGGGGGAATGCTCCTACGTCCATCAACGGATTACCAATCCAAGTTAACCGTACTGTATCGGATATGGCTAAAGACACTACACACGCTTATATTGGTGACTTTGAAAATGCGTTCAAATGGGGTTATGCTAAACAAATTCCATTAGAAATCATTAAATATGGTGATCCAGATAACTCTGGTTTAGACTTAAAAGGCTACAACCAAGTTTACATCCGTGCTGAAGTATACTTAGGATGGGGAATCTTAGCACCTGAATACTTCGCTCGTATCACGGAAGCAGGTGAATAGATTGAAATTTATAAACACTAAGAACGGGGCGATAATTGATGTTGTCGTCCCTGTGAAAGGTGGTGACTGGGTTCCTTTTGAGGAACCTAAAGCACCAGTTGAAGAAGTTGAGCCAGTCGTTGAAGAACCACTCGAAGAAGAACCAGAAGCAGAAACTTTTGATTTAACAGCTATGACTGTTGAAGAGTTAAAAGAATATGCGAAAGATAATGAAATTACGTTACCGTCAAAAGCAACTAAAGCACAGATTATCGAATTAATTGCGGAAGCCTTTAACGGATAGGTGGTGAGCGTATGGCAGATTTTGCAACGCTAGATGAACTCACTGCTCTATGGAGACCTATGTCACTTGACGAACAGACGAGAGCCGAAGCACTTCTACCAGTCGTATCAGACCTATTAAGGATTGAAGCTGATAAAGTCGGAATTGATTTAGATCAACGTGCATTAGACAGTCCTAGTTACTCAACTGTCTTAAAATCAGTAACAGTGGACATTGTGGCCAGAACACTCATGACTCCCACCGATAAAGAACCAATGGTTCAAGAATCACAGTCGGCATTAGGCTATTCTTGGTCAGGAACGTTCCTTTCGCCTGGCGGTGGGCTATTCATCAAGAATGATGAATTGAAGCGTCTAGGCCTTAGAAAACAATCCATAAGGGGGCTTGAATTCTATGACACGAATCCGTGGCCAGAAAATTATTTTGATTGATAAGGTAGTGAGTGGTACTGACCCGTTCGGGAAAACATTGTATGAAGATGCAGAAATCGAAGTGGATAATGTGATTATCGCACCAATTTCACATGTAACGAATGAAATCATCACTCATTTGAATTTAGAAGGACGTCGGGCTGTCTATACTTTAGGAATACCCAAAGGCGATACGCATGATTGGGAAAACAAAGAAGTGAGATTCTTTGGTCAACGTTGGCAGACTTTCGGCATACCCGTTGAAGGTATGGAAGATATGATACCTTTGGAATGGAATAAGAAAGTGATGGTGGAGCGATTTGGTCAAAGTCAAAATGAATCATAAAGGAATGCGAGAACTTTTAAAGTCTGAAGAAATTCAAGCATACTTAAAATCCGAAGCTGATAATATCCGTAACCATTGCGGTGATGGTTACGTTTCGGATATTTATGTTGGTAAGGGAAGAGCGAACGCTTCTGTTACGGCAGAAAGTTTTAAAGCATTATTAGATAATTCAAAGAATAATACACTATTAAAGGCGGTGCATGAATGATAGAAGTCGTGATTAAACAATACTTAGACGGACATCTTAATGTGCCGTCTTTTTTTGAATTGCAAGACAATATGCCAAAGTCTTTTGTGATTATTGAAAAGACAGGTGGCAGTCAAGAAAATCGTTTAAAATCGTCGGTATTTGCTATTCAAAGCTATGCACCGACCACATATGAAACTGCTGTTTTAAACGAGAAAGTCAAAGAAGTGATGGACGATTTAGACACATTAGCTGAAGTATCGGGAGTGAGATTAAACTCCGATTATCATTTTCCTGACTTAAGTCTCAAACGTCCACGCTATCAAGCAGTATTTAACATTTATCATTATTAATATTAAGGAGGAATTAATTAATGTCAAATTCATTATTAGTAACGGCTGCTAAACCCAAGAAAGGCGGAGCAATCTATACAGCCAAACTAGGTTCTAAATTACCATTAGATGCAGTTGAATCATTAGATCCGGCATTTAAATCATTAGGATATGTTTCCGACGACGGATTAACAAACGAGAACTCTATCACATCAGAAAACATTAAAGCGTGGGGTGGTGATGTCGTTAATAGCGTTCAGACAGAATCATCTGATAGTTTTAAATATAAATTGATTGAAGGGTTAAATATCGAGGTGTTAAAAGAAATCTACGGTGAAAATAACGTTTCAGGTACATTAGAAACTGGTATCACCATCAATGTCAATTCATCTGATAAACCAGAGCATGTCATTGTAATTGATATGATTCTTAAAGGTGGCCACCTAAAACGCACGGTGTTGCCTATAGCTAAAATTACTGCTGTTGACCCTATTACTTATAAAGACAACGAAAACGTTGGGTATGGTGTGACTGTTCAAGCTTTAACAGATAACAAGGGGAACACTCACTACGAGTATATTGCGAAAGGGGAATAATTAAATGGCTAAGGGCAAAACAGAAACCGGGTTTAAATTTGAAGTCAAAGACAACATAGTAGAAGATTATGAGTTAATCGAGATGATTGCTGAAGTGGACGAAAATCCTTTGGTGACACCAAAACTATTAAATAAATTACTTGGTACCGAACAAGTGAAAGCACTAAAAGACCATATTCGAGAAGATGACGGTACTGTTAACGTTTATAAGATGTTAGCTGAAGTTAAAGCTATTTTCGATTCTTTAAGTGAATCAAAAAAATAGTAGCCCTTGCCAGAATGATTAAACTTGACGAAGATGCTTTAATTTGCGACTTAGCAGAATACTATCAAATATACGACTATCGACAGCTACCGCCTAAAATAGTAGCTGTTTTTGCGTATGGTTTACCAAACAATTCCAGAATTAAGCTAATAGCATCAGGTTTAAAGTTACCGTTTGAAACTATGCTATTAGCGCATTTAGTGGATGTCAACGCATTGTTATGGTGGGCACAAACGGAAGATGGTCCAAAAGGTCTCAACCGTCCTAAATCAATTTACAACTTATTGATTAACGGCGAAGAAGAATCGGAAATCGTTGGGTTTGAAACTGGTGAGGAATTTGAAAGAGAACGACAAAGAATTATAGAGAAAATAAAAAGGCAAGGAGGTGACTAGATGGCTACTGAAATTGCAAAAGCGTATGTACAACTGATACCGTCTGCTGAAGGTATTCAAGGTAAAATGGAAAACTTACTCGGTGGAGAAGCAAAATCTGCAGGACTATCATTAGGTGGTATGTTAGGCGGAAACTTAGTCAAAGTGCTCGGTGGTGTCATTACTGCTGCAGGGATTGGGAAAGTGATTAGCGATTCAATCCAACAAGGAGCGAAACTTGAACAGTCATTAGGTGGTGTTGAAACACTATTTAAAGATTCTGCCGATACGGTGGTTAAGAACGCTAAAGAAGCTTATAAGACAGCCGGAATGGATGCTAATACCTACATGGAAACCGTCACTGGTTTCAGTGCATCGCTACTTCAATCTTTAGGTGGAGATACGCAAAAGGCTGCGAAACAATCTGATATGGCCATTCGGGATATGTCAGATAATGCCAACAAGTTTGGTACTAATATTCAAGATATTCAGAATGCGTATCAGGGTTTTGCTAAGCAGAATTATACCATGCTGGACAACCTGAAACTTGGCTACGGCGGGACTAAGAAAGAGATGGAACGCTTGCTAGAAGATGCAACTAAAATCTCTGGTATCGAATATAATATCGATTCATTATCTGATGTGTATGATGCGATTCATGTTATCCAAAATGAAATGGGTGTGACCGGTACGACTGCTAAAGAAGCAAGTGAAACCTTTAGTGGGTCTTTTGACTCCATGAAAGCAGCGGCTTTGAACTTCTTAGGAGATTTAGCACTTGGTGAAGACGTCGGTCCGGCTTTAGAAGCATTAACAGAAACGACATTGACGTTTTTACTGGATAACTTCTTACCTATGATTGGCAATATCGTCAAAAGTATACCTGATGTGGTGAGTACCGCAATAAAAGTGATACTTCCACGATTAAAGACAGTAGGTCAAGATATTTTAAAGAACCTAACAGACGGTTCACTATCTCAAGCACCAGCCATGCTATCGAATTTTATTGAAATCTTTCAAGGTGTTTTGGATAGCATCACAGCTAACCTACCTGAGTTTTTAAATAAAGGTGTGGAAATTTTAACCAATATCGCCAATGGTATTTTACAAGCGATTCCTGGTTTACTTTCAATAGCGACTGATGTTGTGATTGGGTTTGCACAGTTTATTTTTCAAAATTTGCCTACTATATTACAAGCAGGAGCAGACCTATTATTAAACTTAGTGACTGGAATTGCCAATAACTTGCCAGCCATTGGGCAAAGTGCAATTGATGCAATCGCTAAATTTATCTCATTCTTAGTAACAGAATTTCCTAAATTGGTAGAAAACGGTAAGGAAATCCTTACTAATTTGATTAGTGGGATCACAGAGAAATTACCTGAAATTGACGAATCAGCAGCCGAAATCATCACTAAAATAATTAATAAATTTGTTGAGTTATGGCCAGATATCGTTCAAGCAGGTGCTGATATCATCTCGTCTTTAATTGATGGATTAGAGTCAATGGTAAAAGATATTTTAACTTCTATTGGCAAAATGGGTTCTGAAATTATCGAGGAATTTAAAAGCATTGATCTAAAAGAAGCCGGAAAAGCAATCATTAATGGTTTTATTGATGGATTAAAACAGACTTGGGAAGATGGTAAAAGATTTATCGGTGGAATTGGACAATGGATTAAGGATAATAAGGGACCACTTGACTATGACCGGAAATTATTAATTCCGGCTGGTAAAGCTATCATGGGTGGTTTAAATACCAGTTTAAAAGACGGCTTTAAACCAGTCAAACGGACGGTACTAAGCGTATCTGACATGATTCAAGACACGTTAAATGACACATTTTCAAAAGAATATTCCGGTTCAATTCTAGCGACTGTGGGTATTGATGATTCTGTTCAAGACGACTTAAATCGGTTAACAGTAGCACAAGCGCAACTTGACCAACAACATCTACTATCTAGTCAAATTCAATTGCGTGATGATACACAAGAAAAGAATTTTATGTATGAGACATTGGAAAATATCGTAAGCGGTGTGTCTAAGTTAGTGGCTAAAGATACTAACTCATACTTAGACCGTGCTAAAGTATCAAGGGAATTAAACGACCCGTTGACTAAACAACAACAAATCAGAGAAGTGACACTAAACAGAATGGGAGGTAATTATTAATGAATATTCTTAAAGGATATTTTGACGGTTTTGAATTCACGAGATATTGTGTGATTAATTCCGTTCAGCCTTCCATTACTGCACCACAGACGAATTCATTTCACGTTAACAACTTAGTATCTGGTGGACGGTTTTACTACTCAAAACTAGGTCAAATCGTCCTTGATATTGATATCACTATTGTTAAAAACGTGATGTATAACTTAGAAAGGTTGAATATGCTTCTGTATTCCACCGA